CAGGGCGGCCGCCATCTCGCCGACCGGTTTGTTCGCAGTCAGGGCGGACCGCATGACCGCGTCGGTCGCCGCCTTCAGGACCCCATAGGTGGCGGCGATGCCGCCGATCCCGAGGGCGATCTTCCCCCATCCGATGCTCTCGGCGAACTGCATGAGGGCACCGCCCGCGTCGACGTTCATCCGCTGCATGGAGCTGCCGATTCCTTCGGCCGTGCGCACCAGACGCAGGCCGTGGCGCTCAACGAGCGTCGAGCGCTTGCCGAACTCGTTCTCGAAGAGGCTGACGCGCTCCCCGCTCTCGCGCATCTTTTGCTGGAACTCGACGCTGTCCACGCCCAGCATGACCTTGAGGGTCGCAAGCAGTCCCATCAGCTTCTTCCGGGGAACATCTTCGCGAGCGCCAGGTCCAGCTCGTCGGGATCGAGGCCGTCATCCGCGCCCGAGGAGGGCGGGACCTCGCCGGTCCCGGTGAGCAGGATCCGCCACTCCAGCATCTCGGTCGCGCTCATGCTCCGCTCGAGGTCTCCGACGGTGCGGCCGAGGAGGAGGGCGAGCCGGAAGAGGAAGCGCCGCCCCGGGCGGCGAAGACTTTTCCCAGCGCCTCGATGTCCCCGCTGGTCAGGTGGTTCAATGTGGCCGCCGCCTCGAAGAGCCGGTCCATCGCCCCGGTCCCGAGACCGGTGAGCGCCTCGACATCACCCTGGCCGAAGAGGAGCTTTCCCTCCTCGTCGCAGGCGGTGGCCGCAACCAGCTTGGCCCGGTAATTGCGGAGATCGAGATGCTGGTCGCCGTCGAGTAGCAGCGCGTCGAAGGCGTCGCGCTCGCCCGCGGTCATCTCCCGGACGCGCACGGCGCCGCCCCACTCCGGGACCTCGACTTCCTGGAACGCGAGCGGCGCCCCGCTCAGGATCTGATCGCGCCCGAGGAGCGTCATTGCTGCGGCACCCAGGTGCCTTCCTTGATCGCCAGCTTCGCCTTGACCGTGACCACCTTGTCGTGCGGGATGTCGAGCGGGAACCCGGACGCGCGGGCCGTGAAGTCGTAGCCGTTGGTGCCGGTCTTGGTCGGCACGACGAGCTGGAAGTTCAGGTCGGTGCCGGCGATCGCGGCGGCCTCGAGCGCCGCATGCTGGGTGTTGGAGAGATCGCAGAGCAGGTCGAAGTCGATGACGCCTGGACGCCGCTCGCTGTACCCGTCCATCTTCTCCCGCACCATGCCGACCGTGGAGCCGGAGGTGATGTCGATCTTCTCCGGGTCGCCGGCGCCTCCGGGGTCCACGCCCCACTTGGTGATCCCGTTGATCTGGGTGAAGACCTCCGGGGTGTCACCATCGCCGAGCTTGAGGATCGTCCCCTTGCCGAAGGTTGCAACGTCCACGCTCATCTAAGCCTCCCTGTATTGCACGGTGAGCACGACCAGCCGCCCGAAGAGCTGCAGGTCGCCGTTGAAATCGTCGCGGGTGTCGTCCGCCTGCACCGAGCCCAGCTCGATGCCGCCCCACCAGCCGGTGACGCCGTCCAGCTCGTTGCGCAGGAGCCTCGCCAGGGCCGCGGCCTGCGGGTAGGTCTCGGCCCAACAGGTGAGGTTGTAGACGGCTTCCGCGGCGCCGGTGGGCCCCGAGGCCGCGCGCTCGCGGGTCGCGTTGGCGCGCTGGTAGGCGACGAACGGGGCGATCGGGTTCTGCGGCGCGACGACCGGGTAGAAGCGGGTCGGCGAGCTGCCGATGACGTTGGTGATCTCCGGGCGGCCGGCGAGGTAGGCAAACAGCCCCTCCTCGATCGTCATGCCGCCGCCTGGAACCTCTCAACCAGCGCCCTCAGGCGCTCGGTGATCATCTGCCGGATGTACGGCCAGCGCCAGGTGACGGCCGGACGGATGAACGGGTGCGCGGCCATGTTCGGCCGCCGCTCGCCTTGCAGGTACCTGCCCTCGGCGAGGTACTTCTGGCGTTTCGCTTCCTTCTTCCCCAGCTTGCTGATCGCCGCCACCCAGGCGGGCCCGGAGAGCCCCTGCTCGACGATCATCTGCTTGCGGGTCACGAGCGACGCCTCGTAGTTGGAGCGCCGCCGCCGGACGCGTTCGCTGACCGGGGTGGAGCGCCCGGTGCCGAGGCCGTACTCCTGGAACTGGCCGTAGTACTGCTCCTTGTCAGGCCCGATCAGGGCGTAGGCGTAACCCTTGCCCGCCTTGATGTGCTCCACCTGGATGCCGGCGGCGAGATCCCCGGTCTTCCCGCGAGGCGCCAGGCTCGCCTCCGCGGCCCGGAGGTCCTGGGCCCCCGCGTCCACGATCGGGTGCAGGAAGTCCGCCGCAAGCCCCTTCTCCATCGCCATCAGCTTCCGCCGCAGCTCGGCGCCGCCCTTTAACTCAGTTCGGATCACGGCGCGCTCTCCGTTGCCTTCAGCTCCCGGCACATGAGCTGCAGCTCGCGGTGGCGCTCCTCGGGATCCACGATCGAGAGGATTTCGAGCGTCTTGGTCCCGTAGATCACGCGCATGGTGGTGTCCAGGCCGTCGCGGTAGCGGATCCGCACCCTGATCGAGGTCTCCGCAGCCACCTGCTGGGCCTGCCAGTACTCGCGGCCGGAGAGCGGCTCCACGGCCGCCCAGAGCGTTGCCACGTCCCCCCAGGCCTCCACCAGGTCGCCGCTCGTGCCCTGGCTGATGGTGAGCTGCTGGAGAGTGACCCGGTGGCGGAGGCTGCCGGCCTTCATGGGCGGGACCCCATCGTTCCCGCTACGGCAGGCGGATGACGGCGAACTTGACGGTGACGGCGGATCCCTGAAACCAAACCTTGCCGTCGGCCTGGCGGAAAGCGTCGCTGCGCAACGGCCCGAAGAACGCCATCTCGCCGGCGGCCAGGCTGTAGCTGGCGATCGTCGCGGTCCGCCCGAAGGCGTCCGTAGCGCCCGCGACGGTGACGGTCCCTGGATCGGTGGCATGGGTGTTCCAGGCGAGAAGGATCTCGTTCCCGGTGCAGACCGCCGAGTTGAACCACGTGATCTCGGCCGCCGTCCAGGTCAACGTCCGGGCGCCCGGCGTGGGCGGCGCGAGCCGTTGAACCCCGTAGGCCACGGGCGTGACGACGTGACGCCCCCAGCTCCCGCCCGCGGTGGGCGTGGCGGTGGGCGTGCGGGTCGCCGTCGGCGTGGGCGTCTGCGTCGGGGTGGGCGTCTGGGTCGGGGTGGGCGTCTCCTGCGCGACAACAAAAGACGGCCAAACCGCCGCGGCCAGGAGCAGCACCGCGAGCCACTGGATCCTCTTCATCGCAATCTCCTTTACTGGTTGAAGGTCATCTGCGGCCGCAGCGATCCCAGCAGGCTGTCGATCGGCCTCCACTCGTCCACGGTCGCGAACTCCCCGCCCGAGGCCTCCCGGTTCTCGTACCAGAAGCTGATGAGCAGGAGCATGGCCTGGCTGACCGCGAGCGGCAGGACGGTCACGCCGTCCTTGAAGCCCGCCTTGTACTTGATGCGGACCGGCGAGGGGACGCCGGCCTTGGGGGAGGGCCAGGAGCCGTCGGCGGGCGGGTAGAGGCGGGCGGGCCACGAGCCGCTGTCCACCTGGTAGCCGGTCCCCACGGCGAGCTCGACCTCGGTCCCGGCATCGCCGACGTATTTGACCTCTGTGATCTCGATCAGGGGCGGGCGCGGCAGGTAGATCCGTCCGGCGTTGGCGGTCGGCCACTCGTCCAGCGTCAGCTTCCAGCTCTGCTCGCTGAGAGCGATCCCGTACCGTCCCTCGATGGCGCTCTGGGCGTTCTTGATGAGTGCGCTGAGGTAGGCGGCCTCCGCCGATTCCGTGCTCCGGACGTGCGCCTGGACATCAGGCAGCGTGACGGCCCAGGCAGTGGGCGCCGCGAGCTGGAGGAGGTTCATGCCCGCGGCCTACCAGCCGGTCACCCAGGCGCTGACGGTACCGCCCACTACTGTTGTCGTGATGCTCGCGCGGATCGCCCCGGGCGAGGCCACGAGCAGGACCCAGTCGGGCAGATTGGTCTTGTTGGTCAGGGTGGCGACCGTCACCCAGGGCCCCGCCGTCGTGGCAGCGACCTGCACCTCGACCACGCCGGCGGTGCAGGTGCCATTCCAGAGCACCCAGACGCTGGTGTAGGCGAGGCGGTGGTAGAGGTTGACGATGTTTCCCGCGCCCGTGGTGGCGGTCGCCTGCAACACGATCGGGTCGGTGACCGAGCGGACCGCCGGGAAGACGATTGTGTCGGCCTGAGCCGATAGCGGAACGGCCAACAGGAGCGCGGCGAGCAGCAAGACGATGGTGCAGCGCTTCATGATCTTTTCCCCTTTCCGTGGCTCTTGGCGGGAGCCTCGAGGTCCTCGTCCTCGATCTCGCCCGCGGCCTCCGGTACCGAATGCTCCACACCTGCCGGGACATCCTTGACGACGGCCGGCGTGTCCACGACGAGCGCGGCTATTCCACTGTGGACGAGACCGTCGGCGAACGGATCCTCGAATGCGGCGATCTCACCGGCGTTGTAACAGCGGTAGTGCTTGGCGAACTTGACGAGCTTCATCGGTCCTCCACCAGAAAAAGCGGCGGGGCCCAGAGTGGACCCCGCCGACGCAGTTTGATCGATGCTACTGCGGCATCTCCTGCAGGCCGCCGAACTCCGCGAGCCCGGCGCCGACGTCAGCCGTGTCGGTAGCCGTCGCCGAGAGGTTCGGGGTCGCGCTCGCCCGCACGTACTGCCGGGCCTTGTTGAGGTCGACGCCGACCCGGGCAACGCCGTACTCGGTCGATCCGCCCCCACCCCCGGTCAGAGTCAACAGCGTGGCCGAGGCGACGAGATCGGCCCAATCGCTGCCGTTGGCGGAGTCCTGGATCTTGCCGACGACGACGAGGGTCTTCGTGGCGGCCAAGACGGCCTTGCACGGAACCTCGAAGACGACCGACTCAGCCTTCGGCAGATTCGCGAGGTTCAACGTCGCCCCCACGATCTCGACGTTGTCGCCGCCGCCGCCGGCGGTGACCGCGGTGGAGGCCAGGGCGTACACGGGGTACGTCTCGGCCTTGATGTCACGTCCAAGAGCTTTCATTGGTTCCTCCAGATGCCGTGGGGGGCCGCTCGCGCGGCCCCCCGGTTAGGTTCGAAAGTGCAGATCAAGCCGCCTGGATCCGTCCCTAGCTGCCCGGGGTCCAGGTCACGCCGGTGAGCACGGCCACGCCGGCGGCGTGCCGCATGCCGAAGTCGTGCTGCGCGGTGAGCCGCAACAGCGCCTGGCGCTTGGCGAACGCCGAGACGAGGGTGCCGTTCTCGTCCTTGTAGGAGGCCTCCGTCGAGGCCGCGATCTCGATCCCGTCGATCTCGGCGATGATGGCCTCGAAGAAGTCGGCCAGGTAGAGCTCGGTCTCGGTTCCGCCCCCGAGGTTCTCGGGGATCTGGGTGGACATGCCGTAGGGGATCGCACCGACCCGCCCCTGGGCCATCTCGGGGAACGCCAGGTTGCCGTTCCCGTCCACCAGCGACATGAGGTACTCCTCCGTCCGCGCCGAGAGGATGAATCCCGGGCGACGGAAGGCGACGTTGGCGGTCTTGAGCGCGAGACGCAGCCGGCTCAGGTCCTTCCGGGTCTTCGCGAGATCGGGGGTCGCGGTCATCGTGAGAACGTTCGCGGCCGGGGCCCAGTACCGCAGGCCCTTCGGGGTGGCGTTCGTGCCGTTGCTCCGGATGAACGTGACGTCTTCCTTGGTGGCGAGGCCGGCGATGCCATCCTCGCGCACCATCTGGTCAACGCCGATCGGGGAGAAGTTGATGAGGTCGATTGAGATGGGGATGACGCCGGTCAGGGTGCGGCCAACGAGCTCGAGATCCCCGAACGTCGGGCCGGTCGCGTTGGTCTCGACGTTCTCCCCGACGTAGGAGAACACCGACCCGGAGGCGACGCGCGCCTGGACGAACTTCCCGTTGACGAGCGGACGGCTCTGGGCGCCGAGCTTGCGGACCACCGAGGCGGGCCGCAACAGCTCGATGACCTCCATGGTGAAGGGGGCTGGCACGAGGAAGCCACCGGCCTCGGCGTCGCTCGCCTGGAGGGCGGCGTGGACCTCGTCCTTGGCTCCGTACTCCTTCTCGTACCAGGCCGCTCGGGTGCTTCTCTTGGAAGCGGCGCCGAGAACGGCCCGGACGCAGCGGGCGAACTTGATGCCCTTCTCCTTGAGGGCGTTCGGCTCGCCGACAGTTGCTTCCACCGGGGCGATCGGCGTGGGCGGGTTGGCCGGATCGAGGACCGGAGTGACCACGGTAGAGGCCTCGCGCTCGAGGTTTATGGCGCGATCGAGCCGGGCCTTGAGGGACTTGACGTCTCCCTCGTCCTTGGTGAATGCGGCCTGCTCCTCGGCGGTGAGGTCGCGCTTCTCCCCCTCCGCCTTGGCGACCAGGTCCTTGAGGCGCTTGGTGGCCTCGGCGACCTGGCGCTGCAGGCTGATGATGTGCTCACGCATGATGGTTTCTCCTAGAGTTCCAGAACCTTGATCCGGCGGTTGTACCGGGCAAGGGCGACGCTGATGGCGTCGGGTTCGTCCGTCGCGGCTGGTGTGCCGGCGGCGGGGGTGAGACTCGAATCGTCGGTCTCCGGGGCGGGTGTGCCGACGGAGGCGATGACCTTGATGGGGATGTTCAAAGCCGCCAACGGTGAGGTGGCGGCAGCGGAGGCCGGGGGTTGCTCACTCGGCGAGACACCGGCGGTGGGCCGGTTACCAGTCACGGCCGCGACCTGTGCCTCGAACTCCTCCTGGGTGAACTGCCTCACGGCGGCGAGGTCATCCAGCGGAGTGAGATGCTGCGTCGGATCGAGGACGAGGAGCTTCGCTCCCGGGTAGAACTCGGCGAAGCGCTCCGTAATGCTGGCGATCTGTCCGGGTTGAGCGGTCTGCTTCAACCGCATGACGTATCGCGGTTCTCCAAGGACGCCTCGCGCCCACCGCCGGACCGGGGCAACGTTGATGCCGGCGCGGGCGGCTTCGCGCAAGGCATTCGGTTCGGCCGGGATGGGCACGAAGCTGATCTCGACCAGCTCCTGCTCCTTGCACATGATCTCCCAGCCGTCCTCCGTCTCGACAAACTCCCAATCGAGCGGGATCCAACCGGCGGACACCGCGTTGAGGTAGCGCTTCCGGTATAGCCGCAGGACGCTCTCGCACAACTCCCCGGCCTCGCCCGTGATGTCGCCCTTGTCAACCCACTGACAGACCACCTTGAGAAAATCGCCGTCCGCCCAAACGCGGTCCGCGCGCGCGAACGGCAGGCCGTGGCTTCCAGAGGAGCCCCAGCTCCCACCATCGTCGTGGACCCAGAGCATGACCGGGTTCTTGGCGTAGTTCTCGAGATGCCAACCCTGCGGGTTCAGCCGCCAGCCGTTGCGGTTCTTGTCGGCCGTCGTGACCGTGAAGGTCATGCGGCGCTCGTTCGAGGCATCGGGCTCGACCTGCGCCGTGAGGGTCGCCATGACCTCCACGGATCCGACCGCGATCCCGGGCCCGGTCTTCTGCTTGGCGGCCAGCGCCTTGCGGTAGAACTCCTCCAGCGAGAGGATTTGACGCTCAGGCATTGTCTGCTCCTTCGGCGCCAGCGGCGCCGCCGGTGGCTGCGGCTTGCAGGAGATTCGCCACCTGCTTGGCGAGCTCGGCGGTCGGCTGGCCATCGCCGTTCCCGCCGGCATCCAGAATCGCGGTCGGATCAACGGGAATCCGCTGCATGTTGGTCGGGTCGAGCAGGACATCGCCCTCTGGCCCAACCGGGCTCATGTCCTCGAAGTTGAGGACTTTGTTGGCCGTGAGCCAGCCCCACTGGCGCCCGATGGCGTAGGACCGATAGCGGGAGAGGAGATCGGTCCGCTGGAGCGCGGCGCGGTTGTACTGCGGGAAGACGCGGTCGAATTCCTCGGGTAGGAAGAGATCACGTTGCATCGCCTGCTCGAGGGCCACCAAGATCGGATCCACCGTGAGCGCGAGGAAGCCCATGTAGCGGGCGATCTCGCCGGTTCCCCAACTCGAGGCCGGCGCGGTGTGTCCGGCGAGGGCCGGCGGCACGCCCCAGATTCGGCACACCTCCTCGATGCTGAGGTGCCGGCTCTCGATCCACTGAGCATCGGTGCTCTTCAGCCCGATGGGCGTGAACTTTACCCCCTGCTTGAGAATGGCGACCTTGCCGACGTTCGAGACGCTGCCGGCATGCGTATCCCTCCAGGAAGCCTTGATCTGCGCTTCCGCTTCCGGGCTGATCGACGGCGGGATCTCGAGAGTGCCCGAGACCATGCCGCCACCCGCGAGGATCCGCGCACCCCATTCCTCCGACGCGAGACCGAAGCCGATGGCCTCGCGGCACATTTCAACAGGCGAGAGGCCGGTATAGCCGTTGGCGCTGACGAGCCAGTTATGGTGGATCTCGTAGCGGCTGAACCAGAGGGCCTGGCCGGATGGATAGGTAATGACGCGGTAAACCGGCAGCCCGTCCTTGTCGATCCAGACCTGCACGCGGTCCGGATGTTGCGGAATCAACGAGAGGATGGCTCCATCCGGATCACGCTCAATAACCTCGGTGCTCTGACCCCTAGTCAGGAGAGACAGGCCCGCGTATTGGCGGCGCTGAAAACTCGTTTGCCAGCCGTTCGGCGCCTGGGCGAGCAGACGGTAATTGGAGTGATCGCGGTCGACGTCGGCGCCGCCTCCTTCCCGAGCTCGCATCACCTTAAGGGGCAGATAGGCCAGGAGCCACGAGAGGAGCGAGACGCAGCGCCACACGGTGGTCATCCGCATGGCCGTATCGGGCGTGACGCTGGTGCCGGACGCGGTGGGACCGCCGCCAAGCAAACTGACGAGCCACGATCCGGGGGCGCTCAGATTGGTCGTGCCGTGGGAGTCCACGGTGGCCGCCGTGATGCGACGAGCGAGCCTACCCACGTTTCACCTCGGGGACAGGACGGCCGAGACGCCACCCCAGGCCAAGAGCTAGGAGACCGCCCGCGATCCAGGCCGCGGGCACGTAGATCTGCGCGATGCCATAGGTGAGGGCGCAGGCGCCGCCGAGGAGCAGCGTCTCGGGTACCTGCTCGCCGGCGAACCTGCCCGCGGCCCTGGCGGTCGCCCAAAGGGCGTGGCCGGTCCATCTGGTCGCATGCCAGGGCGCGGACAGAGCTTTCGCCAGCAGGCCCCAGATATGCCGCCTGCCGGATCGCTTTCGCTGTTCCAAGTGCTGGGACTGCTCCAGACGTTAAAGCGGCGGGCCCGATGCTCAGCCCGCCGACACCTCTACACCGCTACGAGATCAATCTCGACCATGATGGTGCCCTTTGTCAAGTGTGACCCCACATGTTGCGGCAGCCATCGTTAGCAGACCTCCACCTTCCCATCCCACGGCGGCGGCGGGGGCCCGCTCGGGACCGGGACGACGATCGCCCGCCCCCTGGCCATGATGGCCGCGACGATGGGGTCGATGCGGTACGAGCTGAGGCCCTTGTGCGGGCGCTTGTTGCCGTGATGGTCTTCCTTGGTGACGAGGTTTGCAGCGCACCACTTCACGAGAGGGTTGCCGTCGTGGCAGAGCTTCCGGCCTGGGATGCTGTCGAGGAAGAGCCTGGTGGGTTCCCCGAACGAGGGAAGGTCCTGGACGAACTTGACCATCTCGATGCCGGTCTCTGCGTACATGTCGTTCTTGAGCGAGAGCGCGTGCCAGGGATCGTAGGACCACTGGACGACCAGGTACCGCTCGTTGACCTCGAGGGCGCGTTTGAAGACGACCGCGTTGTCCATCTCGTTGCCCTCGGTGAGCTCGAGCCAACCTTCGCGGGCCCACTGGTCGTACGGAGCGCGGTCGCGGTCGCAGGCCGCCTTGAGGTTTTCCTTCGGGAGCCAGGCGAAGAACCGGTAGGTCTCGAACGGCCACTCGCTCCACGGTGGGAAATAGATCGTCAGGGAGGTGAGATCGCGCGCCGAGCTGAGGTCGACGGCGACGAAGCACGGACGGCCATCCAAGGGCGACCAGTCGGGGGGCCGCTGCTGGAGCGCGCGGAGGATCCTCGCGGTCTCGGGCCCGAACTCGGCCTCGACCTGTGCCGGGTCTTTCTCGAGGACGGAGCAGCCCCGCCACTGGAGATCGCTGATGGCCTTCTCCTTAGCACCCACCCGGCGGCCGAGGTGAAGGCGGAGAAGGTCCCGCAAGGCCTCGGGATTGGTCTTGGCCCGGTTGGCCTGCGAGCGGAGGAAGTCGATCCTGACGCCGGTGCCAGGGAAGCCGAGCGCCGGGTTGGCCTTGCGCCACTCGGCCTCGTCCCAGTGGTTAGCGTCCTCGGCGCAGCCGTCGGCCTTGCTGTCGATCGCGTAGATGATCGCGAAAAACTCATTGTCGAGGAAGCTCTGGTCCTTCCACCCGCGGAGGACATCCACGGCGTGGGTGTGCAACTCCTCGTAGAGGGTGTTGGGCCGATCGTCGCCGGCGGTGGTGATGTTGGTGAGCATGGCTTGGGCGCGCTTGCCGGTCGCGGTCTTGAACTTCACGTAGAGCGCGCGCTTCGGCCACTCGTGGATCTCGTCGGCCGAGATGGAGTGGGGCTTGAGGGTGTCCGCCCGCCTGGCCTCCGAGGGCAGCGGGGTGAACTCGCAGGGCTCGCCCGGGATGAAGATACGGTGATTGTTGGCCGAGTCCTGGACGTCGAACTCGGCGGCAAGCTCGGGCGACTTGCGGACGATCCAGGAGGCGTCGTGCCAGACGCCCTCCTTGGCCACCTGGTCCTTCTTGGTGGCGACGGAGTAGACCCGGGCCCCCGGCTCGCCGTCCGGGCCCAGCATGTAGAGCTCGTGGCAGGCGAGCCAGAAGGTCTTGCCGTTGCCACGGGGCTCCTCGATCCAGCGTTCGTTGAACCGGCGCGCGCCGGTGCTGGTTCGCATCCAGCCGTGCGAGATCCAGTCCACGGTCGCCTGACAGGGTAGCGGATCGAAGATCTCGCCCTCGAGGTCCCCATCGATGAAGCGGCAATAGGGATAGAAATCGAGGATGAGCTGGGCGGCATCCTCGTCGAAGTAGAATTCGTCGCCTCGTCCATCAGCTCGGGCTTGGCAGGTCTCCCGGTTGGCGTCGGTCTCCTCCTTGGTGGCCCCCCGTCCCACGACACATGGCCACCGCTCAAGGTCCGCGATGTGGCGTTCCATGGCCAGGTGGGCGAGCTCGTTGACGGCGTTGCTGCCGTTGAGCACGCCGCGGATGTACCCGTCGACCTTGGGGTTACTGGCGTAGCTTGGCACGGTGCTTCATCATCTCCCGCAACCCGCCCGGCGACTGGGGCTTGCTGATCCCGCCCTGGAGCTTCGCAAGGCTGACGTTGTCGAGGCCCAGAGAGGCCGAGAGCTTCTGAACCATGGCCGCGGCCACGTCGCGTCGCGCGACCTCCGGGTATTGGTAGGTCGCCTCGCCGCCCTTGATCACGCCCGTGCCCTTGCAACCCTTGCAGGGCCGATCGCCCGGTTTCTCCGTCGCGACCTTGAGGCACTCCGTCTTGTGACGGTGGAGGGTCATCCGACTTGTCCCAAACTGTCCCACGAGTTTTCTCAGGGAAACCCCTTTGAGCAAGGCGGCGTCGATGTCCTCTCTGTCCCGCATGTGGCAGACCGAGCAAGTCCTCGGAGAGAGTTGAGCGGTGGGACAGGCGGCTTCAACTTCGGCACCGCGACCTTTCGTTCTCACCTGGGGCTGGATGCCGGATCCCTTGCAAGCCGGGCACTGGTAAGGCCGGCGCGCGGCCGTGTAGGTCGTACCGTGTAGGTTGATGAACTCGTTCAGGGCCAGAAAGTCCGCCTGGAAGACGGCCAGCGACCGGATGTTCGCCTCCGGCGTGCAACTAAGCAAGTCCCTGTCCTCGAGCCGGTTGAGGATGTTGAACCACTGGGAACGCTGCTCGGGTGTGAAATCCCGGGGGCACCGCGGCCGCTTCTGGGCGGCACTCTCCCCATCGTGGCTCCGAGGCGGCTGCGATGAAGATTCCCCGCCGGTGCCGCTCACGACGTGGAGAGCTGGAATCTGCCTTCTCAACGGATTTCACCCCCCTCTACAGGTTGCCTTGGGTGTGCCTTTCCGGCGAGCGCCGCTTCGGCGAGGGAAAGCGCCAGACTTTTCGATCCCCCCTCCCGTCGCGTGATCTTCATCGCTGCTGCCTCGCCGCGGCGCCACGAAGGTCGGCGGCGTTGAGGTGTGGCTTGCACAACGTCTCGAGGTTGTCGTGCGTGTCGGGTCCACCGAGGTGGCGAGGGATGATGTGGTGGCAGCCATAGCCCCTGACTGGCTTTGGCAAGCACCGACGGCACAGCGGTTCCAGGATCAAGTGATCCACCCGTAGTCGCTCCCACTCGGGCGAGTGGTAGTAGGCATCATCTGCGGGACCACCGTGCCGACGCGCGTTGTATCTCGCGTTCTGCTTGGAGCGACACGGATCGCACAGTCCATCGTCCGCCTTGGTGAGGGCAGTCCGGCATTCCCGGCAGGGACGAGGGGAGCTATGCGGCATCAGGGTATGGCGTAGCGCGTGAAGGTCTCGGCGTCCTCGTGGACGCTGCAGGTGGCCAGCACGATTCCGAGGAATCGAACCACCAGGTCAAACGCCGGAGCTTTCTCGGCCGCGTCGCACTCCAGACATAGCGCGTCGGCCCGTGCCCAGAGCTTACGGGCGCGGGCTTGTTTCGGTGAGTCCTTCTTCGGATGCTGCCTCGGGTTCCATCCGATCGGCACATAGCGCAATTGGTACCGCGCAGCATGATCGACGGCGCGGTTTGCCCTATCCCGGGCCCGGTAGAAGTCCTCGATCGGGCAGGCGGAGGTCCAATGCAGCGGCCTCCCAATGTTGTCACCGTCGACACTCCGCCTCCCACTGCAGATGTCGCAGCCAACCTGGTGTACCGTCGGTTTGCCCTTTCCGGACCAGGCGCCCGGGTGGGCTGTCTTCGCTGCCCGGGTC